CAACAATCGGCAACCATCCGTGAACAGGAAATGCAAATTGAGAGCCTGCAAAAAGATGTGGCGGGGTTGAAAAATGATCTCGTTAAGGCACAGGAACGGAGTGCCGAACTACAAAAATTGTATGAATTGGCACAACGGCGCGGGCATGAGTTGGAACGCGAAAATCAATTGAAAATTCAAGAGTTGAAAACCAAACAGGCTAGGATTGATGCCTTGACACGGGAAAATCGAGAACTACAGGCAAAAATTGAACAATTCATGCAGGCGATTGCCAATAACCATGATATGACCACACGCCAAATTAGTGCCTTACAGGAAACGGTGGGGGCATTAACTAATGCGGTGGCGCGGTTATCTTCCCGATTGGAAATTTTAGAAAATGAGCCCGATATAGAAACGGCAGGGGGTGCGACAGATGCAAATAATTCCGGCAATCTCATCCAAAACGATTGATCGTTATTATGGGATTTTGCGTGAATATGGCACCCATGTTTTTGTACCGGATGGGGAAACCTTCAAAGAATTGGTGAGCAATACATCGGGGCTAGGGACAAATACGGCGCAATCTTCCACCCGTGATAATTTCGGGGTGGCAGGGGTTTATTTTGATGGGTCGGCGCAATTGGATGCGAGTAGCGTATTTTCGGGGGCTATCCCTGGAGACTTGACGTTTTCGGCGTGGGTGGCGTTTGATAATTGGGATAATGGCGCAAATCAATATCTATTGAGCATACTGGCATCGGCGGGGAATGAGTACCGACTCTTTAAATTTAGTAGTGATGCGTTGTTTTTGTACCACAATCAGGGCGGGGCATTAACGCAAACATTTATTGATGTTTCGGGATTGGTCGGCGTGCATCATGTGGGGGTAACGTTAAGCGGGTCATTTATCGGCATTTATATTGATGGGCTATTGGTGGCATCGGCAAGCCCTTCCGGCGCGCCCACGGGGACAATGACACGGCAATTAATCGGGGCACAAACCACGTCCACCTTAAAATTGGTGGGTAGTATGTTTGATGTGCTGTTAAATGATAAACGGGCATTGTCGGCAGGTGAAATGGCGGAATTGTATCAAGAGGGGTTGGCGTAACGCCATGAAAACAAAAGAACCCCATGCAACAAAAATTTGTGGCGCAAAAACTCGTAATGGGGGCAAGTGCAAAAATAAGCCGATGGGAAACGGCAGGTGCAGGATGCACGGTGGCAAAACGCCTAAGGGGGTTGATAGCCCGCATTTTAAAACGGGGCGGTATTCCAAATATATGCCATCGGGGTTATTGGAAATTCATGAGGAAATGACCAACGACCCTCAGTTGATGAGCTTGCGAGAAAATATTGCGTTGACAGATACCCTACTTGCGAATTTATTACCCCGATTGGATACGGGGGAATCGGGCAAGGCGTGGGAAATGGTCAAAAAGCTAATAAAAACGGCAAAACATGCCTACCATGCCGAGAATTTAGCTAACATGATGCAGGCGTTTGATGATATGGAAGATTTAGCGAATCAACGTATATTGCATTATGAGACCGAGAAGGAAGTGCGACAAACATTAGATACACGGCGCAAGCTGGTTGAGGCAGAAAACCGTATTACATTACAGCAAGAAAACGCCATATCTATTGAACAATTGATGCTATTTGTATCACAGGTATTGGGTGTTATTCAGGTAGTCGTAACGGAAGAAAAACAACGCCATGCAATTGCAATTGAATTACAAAAACTCATCAGCATACCATCAGGGCATCAGCCACCTGATTAATGGGTTGATGCGTGATCCTGCGAAACATGCCACCCCTGATTTTTCGGTGGCGCGGGATGATTTTACGGCATATAAGCGCATATTGTATCCACGGTATGAGCATGCGCCGCATTTGCAATTGTTGGATGAGGCATTAATGCAGGTGGCGCGGTTTGTCGAAACGGATGGGAAAGAGGGCATCCAAAATTTATTGGTGAATATGCCCCCGCGCCACGGTAAAACGATGACGGCGGCGGAAATGTTTCCGACATGGTTTATCGGGCGTAACCCTCACATGCGGGTTATTTTGACCTCGTATGGTGCGACGTTGGCGCATCGGTCATCACGGCGGGCGCGGAATCTCATCAGGGGTGGTCGGTATGAGGCGATTTTTGGTCATGAATTGGCGGGGGATTCGTCTGCGGTGGATAGTTGGTCATTGTCGGGGCATGAGGGTGGCATGGATGCCATGGGCGTGTTGGGTGGTGTCACGGGTAAGGGGGCGCATCTGGTAATTGCGGATGATTTGCTTAAAAACCGTGAGGAAGCCGAAAGCGCAATCATCCGTGATAAAACGTGGGACGCATGGACGGCGGATTTTTTGACACGTTTAAATAGCCCCTATGCGGGGAAAATATTATTTGCTACGCGGTGGCATCGGGATGACCCATCGGGGCGCATCCTCAACCGTGAGGGCAAAAAATGGCATGTGATAAGCCTGCCTGCGATTGCGGAAGATGATGATATTTTAGGTCGGCGGGCAGGGGAAGCCCTGTGGGAAGATAAATACCCGCTGGCATTTTTGCGAGAACAAGAGGCTAATTTAGGGATTTATAATTGGTCTAGTTTGTACCAACAAAATCCTGTACCTGCCGATGGGGGATTTTTTCAACGCCCATGGTTTCGTGTGGTTGAGACCCCACCCCAAATTGTATATAAGGTGCGGTTTTGGGATTTGGCAATGTCGGATAAGCCCACGGCGGATTTTACGTGCGGGGTAATGATCGGGCAGGGTACGGATGGGCATTTTTATGTGTTGGATGTGGTACGGCGGCGCGTTGATTGGGGTCAATTGGTCAATTTTATGGCGGATGTGATGCTACAGGATGGCGTGTCGGTGGTGCAGGGTGTTGAGATGGCGGGGTATCAATCACGGGCGGTTGCCGATTTGAACGCCGACCCCCGATTGCACGGGTATAGCGTGCAGGGGTTCGGGGTAGACCGTGCCAAGCATGTGCGGGCATTGCCTGTGCAGGCTAAATTATCATCGGGGCATTTACATTTAGTTCGGGCGCATTGGAATGATGCCTATATTGATGAATTTGTGAGCTTTACGCCACGCGGGGCATTGCATGATGATCAGATTGACGCAACGAGTGGTGCGTGGGCTATGTTGGATTCACAGGCGGTTTTATACGGGGTCAATAACTGGTAATGAGTGATATGCAACAAAAAATTGTTGAGTTGATATTGAAGCGGTGGTTTAATAAACACCCCGATGTGCCGGTTGAGGGCATGGGGTTCATTTCCGGGGGGGATGGGTCGGTTATGCCCACTATCCGTGATATGGATAAACGGGAAAAACCTAAATTTGTTGAGGATGGATTGCGGGGTTGGGAAAAACTGACATGATTAAACGATGGATAAACCGTGCAAAATTGGCGTATCAACGGTATCAGGCGCAACGGGATATTGTGGCGTTTGGGGGCAAAGTGCTATCGGCAGGGGATGACCCATCAACGGTATTTGATGGGGTGCAATATGCGTTGCCGATGTTGGTACCCTATAGCCTGCGGAAACAGATGGAAGCCAACGGGGAATTGGATACCTTCATTCGTGAGAGTTATGCACGGGCAACGAATTTTCAGTTTGATAACCCGTACAAAAAAGACCTGCCGTTTAATCCTGTGACGGAGGACCCGCTGGCAGAATGGGATTGGTCAACGCGGCGTTATATCCTTGAAAACTGCCATGGGGCGTACAATCGCAACCCTGATGCTAAGGTGGCAATCAACCACATCGCCAATTTTGCTATTGGGAAGGGGTTTAATTTAGTGACCTATCATCCTGAGGTTGAATCAGTATTAAAAGATTTTATGCACCATCCTGATAACCGCATCCGTGAATATGAACGGCAGGTGGCAAAGGATTTGTTGATTGATGGTGAGATTGTGGCGCGGTATGTGGTGGATGAGGACACGGGCAACGTATTGTTGGTGCCTTACCGCCCGGTTGAATTGCAACATATCCGCACGGCGTTGGGGAACTATCGGCAGATTGAGGAATTCCATTTTAATTTTCATTGGGATGAGGGCGACTATCCCGGTGGGCGGGTGGAATCAAAAATTGTTGAGATACCTGCCGATGAGATTTTATTTGTGGCAATTAATAATCGGGCGTATGAATTGCGGGGTAGACCGGAATTATATCCCGCCCTGCCATGGTTAAAAGCGCGGAAGGATTGGCTAGAAAACCGTGCCCGCATTAATTATTGGCTATCGGTTATTTTGTGGCGTGTGACGGTTTCGACCAATAACCCATCCGTGATTGCGAGTGTGGCATCCCGATGGGCAACCCCACCCAAGCCCGGTAGCGTGTCGGTTGAGCATGATGCTGTGAATGTGCAACCCATGAACGCAAGCCCCAATGCAGGGGAAGCGCGAGATGATGGGCGACAATTGCTGATGAATATTGCCAAGGCGTTCGGGTTGCCTGAGTATATGTTGGGGGATGGTGAAAATGCCAATCTGGCATCGGCATCACGGCAACAACTGCCTGCCATCGTAAAATTTGAGGACTATCAACGCACCCTCATCATGGAACTATGGAAGCCCATGTTTAAAAAAGTGTTGAGTATTGCAATTGATCGGGGGGAGCTCCCTATTATGGTGCAGAAGCATAATGGGGCGGGCAATCCAATTGAGGGTGAAATGATCCCGACTATGGAAGCGTTCGATGTGCAATATAAGGATATTATGCAGGAAGATATTTTGAAATTGACGCAAGCCCTTGAAAAACAAATGCAAAATGAGTTTATTTCGGTGCGTTCGGCGCGGGGGTTGTTGGGTAATGACCCTGATTTGATCGAAAAAGAAATTGAGGAAGAAAAAGAACAGGCAATGCGTGATATTGCACAGGGGCGTATGATGCGCCCGCCTGAGATGCGTCCAGAAGCCTTACCCGTGGGGGATGATATGGGGGATGATGAGGACGAAACCGAGGACGAAACCCCCGAAATGGTGGGGGCATAATGACACTCACGAAACGCCATATCAACCGTGTGTTGGATGCGGGCGGTTATCAATTTGTTGACCCTGCAACCGTGCAAAATTTGCGGATGCGGTATGCGGAATCGTTTATGCGTCGGCGTTTGTTTGCGATTGAGGATGAGACGGTTATTGAAATTTACCGCCGATACCGCACAGCGTTTGAGGATATACGGGCGCAAGCGGGGCGGGTGGCAGATGGTATGGGCATCCGCCGTGTTGAGAATGATGCACGGGGCGTTTTGTGGCGGCGTGGGGTCATGGATTTTGCCGAGGTGCGATTGCGTGAACTGGCATTAGATGTGGCGCGGTATAGCTATGATCGTGTTGTGCTGGGGTATATGGCATCCTATTATGGCAAATTGTGGATGTTAGATTCGATTACACAGGGGGATGTGATTCCGGTACGGCGTATTAGCCCTACGCAGGCAAGTATAGCGGTGTTAGATGGGGCATTACTGGAAGATGTGGGCAACCGCATTGTGTATGACAATATGGGGCGTGAATGGCGCGAGTTGTATCGGGATTCATTAGACGAGACCATTATAAAAATTCGGCGGCGGCTATCTTCTGGCATGGGGGATGGTGAAACGGTGGATGAATTGATGCGGGGCATTGCCGATGTGTTAGGGGTAACGATTGACCGCCGACGCACGGGCATACCGGATGTGCGGGCAAATTTTAACCGCGTGCAGGCAATCACCCGTAGTTATTTTATTGATGCCAACAATCGGGCGGCGTTGGGGGTATATGGTCAACATCGGGATGTTGTGTGGGGGTCGGAATGGTCGGCGGCGCATGATAACCGTGTGTGCCCCACATGCGAACGGTTGAACGGGCAGAAATGGGCATTGGATGATTTGAGTATGAAGCATCCTGTAAGCGATACGCACCCCATGTGCCGATGTAGCCTCATCCCCGTTTTGCACGACAATATTACCGCCGTGCCAAATGATAGCCCACCTGATACGAGTTTTCAGGATTGGTTAATTGGGTTCGGGTTGGGGTATGTGTTAGGTGATTTTTTAGGGCGTGATTTGGATAGTACACGGGTATAACGTGGGGGGATTATGAGTACACAATTATTTGTTGAATCGGTTGTTTTGTTGGAAGCAGATAAAGACAACCGTACTGTTACACAGAAGATTATTGCGGTGGGTGAGAGTGCCAACCGCCGATTTTATCCGGCGGATGTGGTCAAACGTGCGACACAATTATTTGAGGGCGTGAAAACGTATGCCGACCACCCATCAAAAAACGATATTGTTAACCGCCCTGAGAGAAGTATCTCCGATTTAACGGGATGGATTGACAATGTACATTTTAATGAATCCATGAACGCCATTGTGGGCACGCGGCATTTTACGACCAATCAAAAGGGGCAGGATGCGTGGCAATTGGCGAAACAGGTTGTATTTGAAAACGCACCCCCATCATTATTTGGGGCATCCATCAATGCGTTGGGCAAGGGTGTTAAGCGTGATGATGGGGTATTGGAAGTCACGGAAATATCACGGGCAATTAGCGTGGATGATGTGACAAGCCCGGCGGCGGGTGGTGGGTTTGATAAATTGTTGGCATCGGATGGGGGCATTGTTGCCGCCGTGATGTCGGAATTGAGTTATGAGGAATGGTTTGAAGCCCGACCAGATTTTATCAAACGGGCACAAAATGAATGGAAACAACCGCGCCAAACAAAAGCACTTAAGGCGGCGTTAGCCGAGGCTGGGGGCTTTAAGGCACAGGTTGAGAGATTGTCAGAAGATAACGCAACAATGCGGCAGGCTTACGAGGCTATTGTATCCGAATTAGATATGGTAAGGCGTGAGCTAGTTGTGATTGAGACCTTGCAAAAGGTGCGTGGGCTTCCGGCAGAATGGCGTGAAAGTTTGCGCCAACAGTTGGTTGAGAGTGATCCCGATGAATGGGGCGCAATCATTGCAACGGAGCAACAAAAAGCCAAGCGGGTATCTTCCCGAATTGGTGGGGATGACCTTCCGGTACGGCGGGTGCAACAGGCATATAAGCCCACCCCTATACAGGAATCATTAGCCCCTAAAGATGGGGAAGATTACCGCACATGGCAACAACGTATTAGCAAATTAAAAGGATGAGTTGAAATGGCAACGACACCACAATCAGCGGTCGCAGGCGTACCGTATCAGGAAGATATTAAGTTTGCGGTTGCGAGTGCAACAGGCAATATCAGCGTGGGCGATTGGCTCGCGTATAGCGGTCAATTTGTATTGGCAACCAATAGTGGCGAAACGGCATACTGGAAAACATCCGGTGCAGGTATCGCATTGGATAGTAACCCCGTTTATGATCCGGCAGGGCGTAGCGTGCAAAATTCGGCGTTATTGTATGCGTCGGATATTACCATTTACGCAAGCGCGGCATTTAGCGGGCAACCCACCCTCGGTTTGGGTGCATACCCCGTATCTACAGGTAGCGCGGTTAATGGCACCACAGGTTTAACGGGTGTGGGTGCGACATGGCAAACGGCACAGGTACGGTTTGGTAGTGCGTTAAGCGGTACCGCTAATGCACAACAGGCACCTGTGGCAACTGTTATCGGTTCCCGTAATTTCTCAAATGGTGGTACAGGTGAATTGTTGTTACGTGTGACAACACCTGCACCGGATGTACGCGGCTAGGGGGTGCGACATGACAAATAATCAAAACACAAAAGTTTTAACCGTAGATTATGACAGTGAAGGCAACGGGCGTATTCTTAAGGAAGAGACCCTCAACCCTCAAAAGCCCGTGGAACTCAATTTTGGTTTTCTGGAAGCCTTGACGGTGCGTAGTTTGCCCGGTGGGGATCGTGTCAAATTGTCTTTGAAAGAGGCATTTTTGAGCAACCCCGATGCGGCAAACATCCT